ATTTTAGCTTGGCAAGTTACTTCAAACGGTCCATATTTGATGGACTTTTCGTCTTTTGGTGGTATTCCAAACAACTCAGGCGCGGGTAAGACCGGCGATATCGCTTTCACTACGCATGACGCCTCCGCTGGTGACTCGTACACCATTGTGCTTGAATGCCTAAAAACCTACGCCAGCGCGTGAGGAATTATGAGTAAAACACTGAAGTACGTTTCTGAGTTTTCATTTCCTTCCGACGGCAAGCACCGCGTCAAGGGTTACGCCCGTGGTGGCGCTGCTACAAAACGGATGGCGAACTGTGGGGTTGACGTTAAAAAGTCCCACGGCGGGGAAGTTCTTAAGCCTAAAAAGAAGTGACTTTTAATTTTAGCGGCTTCACGCTATAATTTGTCAAACGAGGTGTGCTGCAGCAGCTGCCAACTGACTACAACTTGGGGTTAGTATGGCCTATTCTGGTGCAGTGAGCACAACGACGTTTAACGCGCTGAAGGTGGTAGACCACGCCTTCCGGCGCTGTCGTTTGCCCGCGCAGGCTATTACCGCCGAAATGCAAACCTACGCGCTTGAGTCTCTGTACCTCTTTTTATCAGAGCTGGCCAGCGTTAAAACCCCTAGCTGGTGTATTGAGAAAATGGTTCTCCCGATGTATGAGAACCAACCTATTGTTACCCTGCCCAACGGCACGGTCGAAGTCCTCAACCTAAACTACCGCACCCTTCAAGTAGTAACCGGCGCAACCACAACCGCTGCGATGTCATACACCGTGAACTTTACTACTCAGACTACCGTAGATACGGTGGGCGTAGAGTGGTCTGGCGTGTCAACTCCGCTGACTTTTCAGGTGAGCACTAACGGCACGGTGTGGGTGACGGTGGGAACCTCTTCAACTGCCGCAGTTGCCGGCGAGATTGTGTGGACAGATATTTCCGGAGCACTGGCTTACCAGTACTTTAGGATTACCTCCACGTCTACTTTCAACTACGCTCTTGTGACCCTGGGCAACATGCCCCAAGAGATCCCACTTGGACAGTTGAACCGAGACAGCTACGTCAACCAGAGCAACAAAGTGTTCCCCGGACGCCCTAGCAGCTACTACTTTCAGCGTGACCTTCCGCAACCTGTGGTGAACCTGTGGCCCGCGCCGTTCTCGGCAGCTGAGCAGGCTCAGTTAGTGCTCTGGCGGCATCGTCAAATTATGGACACCGAAAACCTGCGGCAAGATGTAGAAGTTCCGCAGCGTTGGTTAAATGCGATTGTTGACGGCTTGGCGGCTAAGGTTGCTGCCGAAACTCCCCAGGTCGATATCCAGCTAGCGATGATGCTTGAGCCAAAAGCGGGCATGAGCTTGCAGCGCGCATGGGACGGGGATAACGATGGGTCACCGATTCAGATTAATCCAGGTATAGGGTGTTACACAGCATGAGCGCATTTCTTGACCCGAGTGGACAACCGACGTATGGCATCGCCATATGCGGGCGTTGCTCGCGTAAAATGTTTCTTTCAGCGCTGTCTCCAGATCCAAACTACCCCGGGCTGATGGTGTGCCAGGAAGATAGAGACCAGTACGATCCGTACCGCCTTGCGCCGCGTCGTCCTGATCAAATCGTTTTGCCGTTCAATCGTCCTGACACCCCAGTTAACACGCACCCCGCTGGCCTAATCCAAGAAGCAGGCGACGAATTCATTATCACCGAAGACGGCGATAGTTACCTGGAGATTTGATAATGTCTAATGTTCCAAGTAACTTAATCCCAACGCGAATAACACAGCTTCCTGTTGCGCCGGTAGCCGACGAAGACTCGTTGATGATGATCGTTTACGAGGGCAACACCTACCAGATCCGCGTGGGTGATTTGCTAGCTGTGGCGGGAGTTCCTACCAACCGCCAGGTAATTGCCGGCACGGGGCTGACCGGTGGTGGCCAGCTAACGTCAAACGTGACGCTGAGCGTGGCTAACGGCGGGATTGGTACTACGCAGCTTGCGGCTTCTGGCGTAACGTCTGGAACCTACGGCACAGCGACCGACATTCCCGTTTTTACGGTTGACGCCACTGGGCGCGTAATGTCGGCAACTACTATCCCTGCGACGACGTCCGGCTATGTGCCCGTGGCTACGCAAGTGATTGCCGGTACAGGACTAAGCGGCGGTGGCCCGCTAAACGCTAACGTAACACTGAACGCAAACCTATCGAGCGCGTTGCCGCTGGTAGGGAGCAACTCGGGTGTTGCCGGGGTTTCTACTAATATTTCACGCGCTGACCACCAACACCCTGCCATAGATCTGACGTTAGACGCGCAAGTAGACGGCATCCTGACGCTTGACCACGGCGGCACAGCACGCAGCCTGGTAATGGCGGCAGGGGCGATAATGTGGTCGGGTGCCGACGGCTTGTATGTCGGCCCAGTGGGTGGTTCGGGACAAGTGCTAGTGTCCGGAGGAAGCGGAGCACCGACGTGGGGTTCTGCGATTCTCGTTGTTGATCAGCCGGCAAATGTTGTTTATGCAGGCCCAACCGCCGGAGCTGCTGCGCCAACTACGTTCAGGGCACTGGTCAATGCCGACCTTCCGGCTTCGGGCGTAACCGCCAACACTTATGGCTCATCCAGCGCTATCCCTGTACTGACGCTCAATTCTAAGGGCGTGGTCACAAGCGCCACTACTGCCAGTTTTACCGGCGGGCTGTCGTACCAGGGTTCGTGGAACGCCTCTACCAACACCCCAGCACTGACTTCTAGCGTAGGTGTAAACGGCTATTACTATATTGTCTCCGTTGCCGGGTCTACGAACCTTGACGGCGTTACCGACTGGCTTGTGGGTGACTGGGCTATCTTCAACGGCGCTACATGGCAGAAGATTGACCAGACTAACCTGGTCAGTTCTGTTAACGGTCAGGTTGGTGTGGTCAGTATTGCTTACGCAGACCTAGCTGGCACGATACCCACGTGGAACCAAGACACCACGGGCACGGCGGCTAAAACCAATGCACTGAACTCGGCCACCACGGTGGTGAATGTTTCTTCCTCGTCCGCGCCAACCAACGGGCAAGTGTTAACGGCGACTAGTGGTACGGCGGCGACTTGGCAAACGCCAGCCGCTGGCGGGGTCACCAGTGTTGCCCAGACCTTTACCGGCGGTATTATCTCCGTGGCTGGTTCGCCAATCACCTCAACCGGCACCCTGGCTCTTACCGTTGCGGGGACTTCCGGCGGCGTACCTTACTTTAGTTCTGCGTCAACTTGGGCTACCTCTGCGGCACTAACCGCCAACGCTCTGGTGGTTGGTGGCGGCGCAGGTGCAGCCCCTGCCACAATAACCACCGGTACAGGTGTTGTTACTGCCCTGGGCGTTAACACCGGATCTGCTGGGGCGCTGGTTGTTAACGGCGGCGCGCTTGGAACGCCTTCTAGCGGCACTTTGAGCAACGCAACGGGGTTACCCCTCACTACTGGCGTAACGGGCATCCTGCCGATTGCAAACGGCGGCACTAACACCACGGCAACGGCTACTGCCGGTGGCGCGGCTTACGGAACAGGCACCGCTTATGCGTTTACCACGGCAGGTACTGCCGGCCAGGTGTTGTTGTCTGCCGGGGCGGGCGCACCTGCATGGGGCAACATGGACGGGGGCACATTCTGATGATTGAAAAACTCATCGAGCGTTTGTTCCGCGCCAGAAACGCAGCACATATCGCGCACTGGAAGACAAAGTCGTATGCTGAGCACAAAGCACTGGGGCACTATTACGAAGACGTGATAGAGCAGCTGGATGAGTTGATTGAGGCGTATCAAGGCACTTTTGGGATTATCGGAGCGGTTGAGGGGCAGGAGAAAAGTATCTCCAAAACCATCAACGACGACATAATTTGGTTGAATGAACACCGTAGCAAGTTGAGTAAGGGTGTTCCGGCTCTTGAGAACATCGTTGATGAACTCACCGCGACACATATGAAGACCTTATACAAAATTGAAAACTTGAGGTAACAAACATGGCGCAATCAGGTTACACCCCAATTCAACTTTATCGCACGACCACTGCGGCGGCTGTCCCTTTGGCGGCAGACCTGGCGGCTGGCGAGTTGGCTCTAAATACTACTGACATGAAGTTGTATTGCGAAAATGCGGCGGGTACGGTTACCCTGCTGGCTGCGAGTGTCACCCCGGTGGCAAATGGGGGTACGGGGATAACCTCTGCTGGTACTGCCGGCAACGTGCTGACCAGTAACGGAACATCCTGGGCTTCCACTGCACCCGCAGCGAGTGGCGCGACCAAAGGCCAAGCAATCGCTTTCTCACTTATATTCGGACTCTAGGAGACTACCGTGGCCGCACCTAATATTGTAAACGTCACAAGCATTGTTGGTAACACCA